ACAGAAGATGGAAGCGGTCTGCGACCTTCTGAGAAGAGTCGGTCACGAAATCGGCAGGAATCAGATTGCTGAGCATATGCGCGAGGCAGGTCATTCCATTGCCAACGATGAGCTGAAATATGTTATTGAAGCTCTAGTTGCCAAGGGTTCTGTGACCTATCGCAAGGATGGTCAGAAGTATCTTTATGGCTATCAAAGCGACTTTTATGCCAATGATGTCAAGCCTTGGACTCCCAATGAAAATTGAGCGAACTTGGGCAATGCCATCCAAATGGACTTTTGAAGTAAAACCAATAAAAAAATTACTTGAACGCTATGAAGTCGGTCAAGGTTGGATTGATCCTTTCTGTGGTCAATTTTCACCTGCCGAATTTACAAACGACTTAAACCCTAAAAATGAAAAAGCACAATTTCATCTCGAAGCAATTGATTTTTTGAACTCAAATGACTGGCATATTTACGGGGCATTATTCGATCCCCCTTACTCTTTGACACAAGTCAGCAAGTCTTATTCCGACATAGGTCTGAAGTTCAAAGGAAAGGAAAATCCAACAGGTGGTTTCCCACAGGTTCGCAAAAGGTTAGCAGAATTGCTCCCAATTGGCGGAATTTGCATTTCTTTTGGATGGAATACGACTGGACTTGGAAAAGGCAATGGAATGGAAATCGTCGAAATCTTATTGGTTGCTCACGGGGGAAATCGCAATGACACATTGGTCACAGTCGAGAGAAAAGTCAATGTTTAACTGTTCCGCCGTTCCGCAACTGTTCCGCTCTATTCCGCGGAACACCACCGACAAGAGTGTCCAAACTGTTCCGCCGTTCCCCCTCTTTAGAGGGGAACGCGGAACAGTGGAACAGTCACCCCGAAGGAACAGATGAATCAAGATTTCAAGCCTATAAATTGCTCAAGGTGTGGCAGCCTAATTTGGGCAGGGATAAGTTGGGCTGGCTTTGCTCGCCGACTTGATACCCCTGTCCTAACTGTCGAGGAAGAGATAATCAAACGGATCAACAACCTGATGACTTTCGAGTGCCACAAAACCAAGGTGTCCTTTGAGGCAGTAGAGCGAAGCACTAATCGAATCAAGTGGGGCAAGGCCAAGGCCTCAGTTATCTTGGGAGAGCATCACTGCTCATCATTCAAACTCTTTGAAGTGACACCGCCGAACTATTGGAAAGAACTTGACTACACAGGAAGGGCCTTCTGATGCAATGTCTAGTCTGTAAGAAAGAAACTGAAGGCGAGTGTCGCAGTTGCTTCGCTCGGCTTCGAGCTACCTTGAAAGAGTTGCCACAGTTGCAGTTCGAGGCAGGCTTCTATCTTGAGCCATCACGCACCAACAGTGGCGCGGTCAGCGCCGAACGCTCTATCGGTATCAATGTCAATGCCTTGGACTTCTCAATGGCAACTGACCTTCTTGCCATCCTGCACGGATGGGAAGAGTTGATAAGGCGCGACCGGCAGTTGACACCGCCTGCGCTGGTGAAGAGGGAGCCGACCACTGACCTTGAAGTCCTGGCAACCTGTGAGTTTCACATTGCCCACCTTTCTTGGACATTGACTCAGCCGTGGGCGTTAGACTTCGCAGGGGAAGTTTTGGGGCTACACGCTAGGGGTCGTGCAGCCGCCAAAAAGTTCAAAGAACAGGCAAGAAGGATTCCTTGTCCGACAGATGACTGCAATCGTTTTGTTGTCATTGATGTCGAACAAATGTCACAAGATGTCAGTTGCTTTGGATGCAAACAAAGTTGGTCGGTCTTGAGATTGGTGGCACTAGCAATGAGCAATCCAAATCGCAGATTCTTTCTTGACATCGAGGCAATTGCTGCTTGGCTACAAATGACAGAGCGAGAGGTTTATCGAGCAGTTAGAAAGTTTGGAATTGAGAAACGGGGTTCTACTTACGATCTACAAGCCCTAATGAAAGTGAGGCAACAAAATGCCTAGAATGTTGTCAAGGTTCTCTGCTACACTTTCGCTATCAGAGTTCCCTATCTCGGAACAATCCATCAACGAAATCGATGAAGCCCTTGGTCACGCTACCAAGGCACGCAACCTTCCTCATTACACTCAACGCCAACGCGACATTGTTGACGAGTTCATAAACGATTTGCTTGATATGCGTTTGGAGCTAGACAAATGTTGAGCATCACAATAAGCATTGGTGATGTTGAGTCAGAGATGACGACAGACCAAAATCTTTCTTTTGATGCTATCGAGTCGTTATTAAATAGAGCAGTGAATGCAACGCTGCAATGTTATCTATCTCTTCCAACCGAGGATCGTCTTGCAGGCTTCGGAACGGATGATGAAGATGATGACGAGGAAGCCGAATGAATCGCGTGTGTGTCGTAAGTGTGGAACTGAATTTCCAATAACAGAGTTTCGTTTCACAAACAAAGCAACAAACAAAAGACACAACATCTGCAAACATTGTAGGCAGATTCATAGAAAGTTTGTTCGTGAAGCAAAGCAACACTATGACGAACTCTTAAAGAAACAGAATAACTCTTGCGCTATCTGTGGCATCACTGCTGATGAGAGCAACGACAAGCTAATCATTGACCACAATCACGACACACTTATTGTGCGAGGAATAGTTTGTTCTTACTGCAACAAGGGTCTTGGATTCTTTAAGGACTCACCCACCCGCCTAGCGATGGCGATAGAATACTTGGTAAAACACGATGGCATTACTTCCTAGACCTTGCGCACAATGCGGAACAATAGTGCGCAACTCTTATCTCTGTGCGCAATGTAAGCGAAAGAAAGAGAAGCTGCGCCCGTCACGAACAGCGCGAGGATATGATTACAAGTGGCAGAAGTTATCTAAGCTCGCTCGGCAGTTGCAACCATTTTGTCGCCTATGTCGTAGCACTTATGACCTGACGGCGGATCACATTATTCCCCTGGCTAGTGGTGGCAGAAACGAATTGCAAAACATTCAAGTGCTTTGTCGCTCTTGCAATTCATCAAAAGGTTAAAACATACAAAATTAAATTGACCCCCCGTGGCATCTATGGGTATGGGTAAAAAGTGTAGGAAACAAGCGCGTAAAGCACCCCGCGTATTCCTATCTGCGCATCTCCGCAGTTTAGAACTTTTCAGTAAAAAAGCAACAAGGGGGAACAAATGATTATCGAGAGTCTAAAATCTTTGGCGGTGTCAATTGATTCTTTGCAAGCCTTGCCTGGCAATCCACGCAGGGGCGATGTCGATGCAGTGGCCGCTTCGCTCTCACGCTTCGGGCAACGCAAGCCAATAGTCGTGCGCAGGGATGATGGCACAATCATTGCCGGCAATCACACTTGGCAAGCTGCTAAAAAACTTGGCTGGTCTGAAATCGCTGTGGCTTATGTTGGCGATGACGATGTGACCGCGCAGGCTTACGCCCTTGCCGATAACCGCACTGCCGAACTTGGCGACTATGATGATGAGCTATTGAAGGCACTAATTGATTCAGTCGGCGGAGTTGATCCTGAGTTGTTAAAAGATACTGGTTGGTCAGATGATGCAGTCAAAGAATTATTAGAAAAGATTGAATCAGAAAATCTCAAAGTCATTGATGAAGATGAAGTGCCAGAAGTTCCAATTGAACCAAAAACAAAATTAGGTGACCTGTATCACTTAGGTCGTCACCGCTTGTTGTGTGGAGATAGCACTGATGAGGCAACTGTTGCTCGCCTAATGGATGGTGCAAAGGCAGATATGGTTTTCACTGACCCGCCTTACGGAATTAACTATCAAGCAAGACAAAATCAAGACAAAATTGCAAACGATGGTGACATTGAAACTGCACGAAATGTTTTTATCAAATCAAGCAAATTTTACAAAGAAGCAAAAACAATTTTTATATGTTGTGATTGGCGTTCAATTTCTTTCGTTATTGAAAGTTTAGAAAAAAATGAAATGAAACCAACAGCGACAATTGTTTGGGATAAAGGTAGGCCTGTTAGTGCTTTTCAGAAATTTGGAAAATCCTATGAACTTATTGTTTATTGTGGTTCAAACAAAGGCCCATTAGTTATTTCGGATGTGTGGAAAGTTGAAAGAGATTTTGAACCCAATCATCCAACTCCAAAACCCATTGCAATAATTGTAAACGCAATAGAAACTTCAAGTTTGAAAAATGATATTATTTTTGATTCTTTCGGCGGCTCAGGTTCAACTCTTATTGCCGCAGAGCAGACAGACCGCACCTGCTATATAATGGAACTAGAGCCTAAATACTGCGATGTTATCGTTCAGCGATGGGAAACTTTGACGGGCGAGAAAGCCGTGTTGGTAAGCAATGCCGAATCCACCGAAGCCTAACGAAGTTAAAAGAAAACTCGGTAATCCTGGTAAGCGCGCTCTTCCTGACCAAGGAAAACTGATTGCGCTACCAATGGTCGCCGAGCCACCGACACCACCAAGGCCACTAGGCCCCGAAGGATTAAAACTTTGGAATCGTATTTGGCAACAAGGTCGGACTTGGATTACCCCAAGTTCAGATTTAGAAATGGTCACACTGCTCTGCGAATCTATGGATGAGCGTTCTCAACTTCGCCTTTTGGTTTTGCGAGGCACGGGCGACTGGCGAGATCGCGTGGCACTGCGAAGCCTAGATTCACAACTTCAGACTATGCTCAGCCTTCTTGGTATGAGTCCAACTGATAGAACTAAACTGGGGGTTGCAGAGGTGCAGGCGCGAAGTAAAATTCAAGACCTTCTGCTAAAACACGATGGCTCAAAGAAAAAATAAAGAAACCAATTACAGTTGGCCCCCACGCTGGCTAACGCCAGTGCCACAGTCAGAACAAGACAATGGCG